TTATGAGTGGTATACATCTGGACCAAGACAAAGATTGCAACCTGGAGGTTCTATCATTATAGTGATGACACGTTGGGGGATTAAGGATCTCACAGCAAGAGTGTTACAGAAACAAGCTCAAGGGGGTGCAGACAAATGGGAAGTGGTAGAATTTCCAGCGATATTTCCAGAGACTGGAAACGTGCTTTGGCCAGAGTATTGGAGCAAAGAAGAATTAGAAGGCGTGAAAGCCTCAATACCCGTAGGCAAGTGGAACGCCCAGTATATGCAAAATCCAACAGCCGAAGAAGGGGCGATAATTAAAAGGGAGTGGTGGAATGTTTGGAATCGTAGTGAGCCACCTGCCTGTTCCTACATCATACAGTCATACGACACGGCTTTTACTAAGAATGAGCGTTCTGATTATAGTGCTATTACTACTTGGGGTATTTTTACTCCCATCGAGGGGGAAGGAGATGCCATCATCTTGCTTGATGCCGAGAAAGGCAGATGGGATTTCCCAGAACTTAAACTTAAAGCACAAGAACTGTGCGAAGCATATGATCCTGACATGATTCTTATAGAGCAGAAAGCAAGTGGTACGCCTCTTACTCAAGAGCTCAGAAGAATGGGTGTGCCTGTTACACCTTTTACACCAAGCAAAGGTGCAGACAAGTTTGCTCGTATGAATGCCTGTGCTCCTGTGTTTGAGAGTGGAATGGTATATAGACCTGATGCTAATTTTGCAGAAGAAGTTGTGGAGGAATGTGCAAGTTTCCCACATGGCGACCATGATGACTTGGCAGATTCGATGACTCAGGCTATACTAAGATTTAGGCAAGGTGGTTTTATCACTACGCCAGACGATGAAGAGTTTGAACCTAACTATAGAAGAAAGATGGAGTATTACTGATGGCAGTTAAAGATCCTCTCAAAGGTATTGGCAAAATGATTACCGACCTTGAAAAAGGCAAGACAGGTGTTAAGACAGTTGATATGCAAAAGCGTAAAGACGCAGCATTAACAAAAAATTTGAAAAGAATGGCAAAAAGGACTAAAGTAAGAGCAAAGCCACAAACTTTGGATATTACGCCAAAGCCAGGAAGTGCTTTTAGTATTCAGAAGGAGACAATAACTATGGCTAAAGATGGTGGATTGATGGAAGCGATTAAAAAGGTTAAGGCTAAAGAAATGGAAACTGGTGGCGAAGCAACACCTAAACCTAAAACAGTAAAAAAGGCGATTGCAGATAAGGTTGTTGAAAGAGCTAAAACATCAGTCGTTAAGAGTAAAAAAGGTCCTAAATTAACTAAGACTGGAAAGCAAATAGTTAGATCAGTCAAAGAGGATTTTCCAGAATTATTTAAAAGAGCAACAAAAATGGAAACTGGTGGTGAAGCGGTGCCAAAAAAGTTTAAAGGGTTTTCAAAATTACCAGAAGCTGTCCAAGAAAAGATGGACCCAACATTAGCGAAAAAGTTTGAAGATGGTGGACCTGTTAAGATGGGTTCAGGTGGTGGTGTCTGTAGAGGCATGGGCATAGCAAGAGCAGGCGGAAAATTTAAGCTTAGATAAACATGGCAATAGAAAAAGTAAATGGTGTAGAAAACACAGAGCAACCGCAAGGCGTGCAAGTGCCCTTACCAGAGGTTGACATTACTCCTGGCGTAACTGAGATGGAGGACGGCTCTGCAATTATTGGTGAAATGCAGCAAGAAATACAAGCAACCATACCTGTGCCATTTGATGCAAACTTAGCTGAGTTTATTGAAGAAAATGATTTAGGTGTGGTGTCTAATGATTTAGTGGGTGCCATTGATGACGATATATCTTCAAGAAAAGATTGGGAAGAACAATACAAAGGTGGTTTAGAGTTACTTGGCATGAACTACGAAGACAGAGCAGAGCCTTTTGAAGGTGCTTCTGGCGTTGTTCATCCTTTATTAGCAGAAAGCGTTACACAGTTTCAGGCACAAGCGTACAGAGAAATGTTACCAGCTAGTGGTCCTGTTAGAACACATATCGTTGGTGCAGAAAGTCCAGCACTTTTAGCACAAGCAGAGCGTGTTAAAAATTATATGAATTATCAAATAACTTATGAGATGGAAGAGTATGATCCTGAGTTAGATCAAATGTTATTTTATCTTCCAATTGTAGGTTCAGCATTTAAAAAAGTTTATTTTGACCCTTCTATGCAGAGAGCTGTTTCTAAGTTTGTTCATGCAGAGGACTTAATTGTTCCTTACAATGCAACAGATTTAAAAACATCTACACGCATAACTCATGTTGTCCGCATGGGCAAAAATGAGATAAGAAAGTTACAACTTCAAGGGTTTTATAGAGATATAGATTTACCCTCATCAGATAGCGGAGGTACGAACTATGATGAGGTCAAAGAAACAATTGACGACATACAGGGTGTAGGAAAAAGTACAAGCGATAACGAAGAGATTACTTTATATGAAATTCACACAGATTTAGATTTAGTTGGGTTTGAAGACGTTGGACAAGACGGAGAACCTACTGGATTAAAAATGCCCTATGTCGTAACCATAGTGGAGAAATCTGGTGAAGTATTATCGATCAAGCGTAATTTCAATGAAGGTGATCCGTTCCGTAGGAAGATCCCTTATTTTATTCATTATAAGTTCCTACCTGGTCTTGGGTTTTATGGCTTTGGCCTTACTCATATGATAGGTGGCTTATCAAGAGCATCAACATCAATACTTAGACAACTAATTGACGCAGGTACTTTGTCAAATCTACCTGCAGGATTTAAAGCAAGAGGTGCAAGGATTAGAGATGACGAGTCTCCGCTAAATCCTGGCGAGTTCAGAGATGTAGATATGGTTGGCATGGATTTGCGTCAAGCAATAATGCCATTGCCATTTAAGGAGCCATCTCAAACCTTGTATTCACTACTTGGCACACTGATTGACTCTGGTAGGCGCTTTGCATCTATGGCTGACATGAAGGTTGGCGAGATGCAAGGCAACGCACCAGTTGGCACAACCATGGCTATTATGGAACGTGGCACAAAAGTTATGTCAGCGATACACAAAAGACTTCATTACTCACAAAAGATAGAGTTTAAGTTGCTTGCACGTTTATTTGCTATGGATGTTCCTATGTATCCTTATCAAGTGCCTGGAGCACCACCAGAGATCAAGCAAACAGATTTTGACGATAGAATAGATATATTGCCTGTTTCAGATCCTAACATATTTTCTATGTCACAGAGAATAGCTTTAGCACAAACACAACTTCAATTAGCACAGAGTAATCCTGAAATTCATGGGCCGAATGGTATGTACCAAGCCTATAGAAAAATGTATGAAGCTTTAGGTGTTACAAACATAGAAGCTGTGTTGCAACCTCCCCCACAGCCGATGCCCATGAATCCTGCAAAAGAAAATCAAGAAGCATTAAAGGGTGGTAGTCTGCAAGCTTTTCCAGAGCAAAATCATCAAGCACATATTACAGCTCATTTAGCTATGATAAGCACGCCTGTTGCACAAGCTAACGCAGCTATACTGATGACACTACAAGGGCATATATCAGAGCACATTGCAATGATGTCTGAGCTGCAAGCACAACAAGAAGTTATGGCTGCTGTTCCTCCAGAGCAACAAGCAATCATGCAACAAGATCCTGCAGCAATGCAACAAATGGCTGCACAAGTTGCATCAAGAAGTGCTGAATTAGCAGCACAAATACAAGAGCAATATGCACAAGCCTTAACCCCACCTCCAAGTGAAGACCCACTTGTAACAATTAGAAAGCAAGAATTAGCCTTAAGAGGACAAGAGATTGCACAGAAACAAGATCAGTTTGAGCAAAAACAAACATTTGATAAGGAAAAAGAAAGAAATGACGTGCTTCTTGATCAACAAAGATTAGATCAACAAGAAGAAATAGCGGCACAAAGAGATCAGACAACTCGTGATGTAGCAGCTATGAGAGCAATGAAAGGATAAACTATGGTTAGTTCTATAAGAGAAAAGATATGGCAAGTTGAGAAAGAAAAGAAAAGGCAAAGAAGATTAGCAAAGGAGCAAGGTCATGCCGTTGAAGAAAGGCAAGAGCCAGAAAACAATCAGCCAGAATATAAGGAAGTTGAGGTCAGAGAAATACCCACAGAAGCAAGCGATAGCGATAGCGTTGTCAACGGCGGGGAAGTCAAAGCCGAAATCAACAAGCCGAAAAAGAAAGCGAAAAAAGCCCGTAAAAAAACGTGATGGTGGCATCATTAAAAAGTTTTCTGACATAGCAAAACCACAAAAATTTAAGGGGATATTTTAATGCTAGATCCCGCCTCAATTGGTATAGCTATAACGGCAGCTAATACGGCGTTCAACGCAATCAAAAAAGGTTTCGCCGCAGGGCGTGAAATTGAATCTATGGGAAAAGATTTAAGTCGTTGGATGGGAGCAGTATCCGATGTTGAAAATACTGAGAAGTCTGCAAAGAATGCTTCGCCACTTAGAAAACTATTTAAAGGAAGAGAAATAGAAGCTTCTGCTATTGAGGCTTTTACTGCAAAAAAGAAACTTGAAGCACAACGTCAAGAACTTAAATCCTTCATAAATTTTCACTACGGAGCTAATTCCTGGGCAGAAATTTTGCGTATGGAAGCCGAGATAAGAAAAAAAAGAAAAGAAGAGATTTATGAAAGACAGGAGCTTATAAGAAAAATATGGGAATATGTTGGTTGGTTTGTTTTATTTTGTACAGTTGTAGGATTTGTAATATTATTAGCCTGGATGTATAAGGAAAACAGAAGATGAAACAAAAAAAATTACAAGATAAATCCAAATATGCGTCTTACGATATCAATCAGGACGGAGTAGTCAGTGATGAAGAATTTGAGCATATGGCAGAGATCAAAAGACTTGAGCATGATCTTAGAAAACAAAGAGCACAAAGACGTATGGCTACTGCTAGTCTGGTTGCTATGGCTACTTTTACTGCTGCGATGTTTTTTGTCGATCTCGACAGAGTCAAAGCACTTGCCGATATTAGTAATCTGTTTTACATCACTGGCGGTGGCATCGTTGCTGCATATATGGGAGCATCTGCGATAATGAATAGAAATGGTAAATAAATGGCAAAAAAAGATCCAAAAACTGGTACAGGCAAAAAACCTAAAGGTTCAGGTAGAAGACTCTATACTGACGAAAATCCAAAAGATACTGTTAGTATTAAATTTGCAACTCCTGCTGATGCTCGTGCAACAGTTAGAAAGGTTAAAAGAATTAACAAGCCTTATGCTAGAAAAATTCAAATCCTTACTGTCATGGAGCAAAGGGCAAAAGTGATGAAAAAAAATGAAGTTGTAAGCATAGCTAAAAAAGCTAAAGAGGCTTTGAAAAAATCAAGAAAAACATGAGTGCTTTTTTATTAACTTGTTTTTTAAATATGAATGTAGACGCAAAAATTTACTTTAAAGACGTAAATGATTGTTTATATTACGCTGAAAAACTT